GTACCGGGACTCCGATATTATGATTTTTACCCTTACCGCCGCCGGAGTGCATCATCCCCATTGGCTTAGGTGGTCGTGGTGGACGCGGCGCACCCGAACCATGAGGCATCCCCATGGGGCTAGTACCATATGGACCCATCCGGAAAAGGTGCTGCAAATTTTGCATGCCGGCGAGCGTATTGCCTTCACCGCGACCTGAGACCACGTCCGCGGGAATCACATAGCTCCCGCTGGGAACATGGCCGGCGTGCCTATCAGTACGGCCGGGCACGGCACTCAATACTGGCCCAGTCATCATTCCCCTTATTTCATTCCTTTGCTGCCACGGCGGCGAGAGATGCGGTCCCTTCGCCATATCGAACCCACCGCCAGCCCGGTGCAGTGCACCACCTCGAGCCATCAGCGGTCGCGCCATCGGATTGTTCGGCGTTGTTCCCATCGGGGACGGTGGCTGCGACATCCCGGTTGGGACAGGTGGCGGCGCCGGTGGAGGCATGGCCGTGGAGGGCGGCATTCCGTTTGGAGCGGCCATCGGCATAGTGGATCCCGGAGAAACGCCCATAGAAGGGTTTAAGCCGGGGTTAAATTGATTTGGCACCATACCGGCCGGCATCATACCCGGCGGCTGCGGCGGCATAATGCCCATCTGGGGGATAACGCCGCCTCCAAGATCGTAGCCCTTAACCATGCCGCCGGCGGCCCTGCCTTTGCCGGCGTTCGAAAGTGCGATCGCAACGGCCTGGCGCCGCGCGTCCCCGACGCCGAATTTGGCAGCCGTTCGCTTAAACGTATTTCCGCTGTGCAGTTCCCGAATCGAATCGGAAACGTTTAAGCCCGGGGTTAAAGGCATTTAATTTCTCGCGGTTGTTCCTGTTATACGCCATTTTCACCCAAGCCACAAACTACGGATTTTTAATCACGGAATAATTGTAAGTCGAAGTGTCTAGTGCGGAGCAAACAACGGTAAAGCCGGTCGCCGCCGTTATTGTAGCCACATGAGGCTGGACGCCGACTGTGCCGCCTACAGTTTTGAGGCTAATTATAATACTGTCGGTTATTGCGATATTCGTGTCACTCACCGAAACCGGGGTCACGCCATTCGCCACGAAAGTCCCGCCGCCACCGTAGATCGCCGGCGAACCATTCGCTCCAACGTTAATGGCCAGTGCCGCCGCAATGCCAGTCCCGAGACCCGACACGATACTCAGCGTGATTGTCGTCGGCACCGCCGGACCACCGCCTCCCGGAAAGACCGGAACCTGGTCAGCCGTCGCCGCGGCCTGAGAGCCTGCAAGGCCACCATTTGCCAGCGTAATCGGAAGCGTGATGTTCTTTGCGGCAACCAGCGCCGAAAGCTGTCGAACAATGTTCTGGAGCTGGGTGACCAAATCCGTCGTGCCGGCCGTTCCTTGGCCGGGCGGCTGATAGCCGGGAGGTGCTGACATAGACATCGGTTAGCGCCTTCCTGCCTGAGAATATCGATATTTGATCGACCCGATCCGCCACCACGACCCACTATCCGCCGACGCAATCGTAATGCTCATCAGGCGCCCGCGGAAGCGACAGCTTATATATTCGTTTGCCGATGTGACCGTAAATGGCCCGTAGACGGTCGGAGTGTCCCCGGGGTAGTTGGTCACATTGAACGATATCTGGATCTGCGCTGAAGCACCGCCCGTGACGGTCGACCATTTGAAATCTGGAATAATCTGGTCGACGAAAGCATAATCTTCGCCCTCAGCGAGATAAAAGAAACCGGTCGTGAAGCTGGCCATCAACGGTTGCCCGTCGGCATCCGGCGTCGTCTCTTGCAAATACACAATGCCAGCAGGCGTTGCAGCGATCGGCATTCCGATAACGGATTGATCGATCCACGCCGAGCGCGGCAGCATTCCGTAGTCCCAGGGCGCCCCTTGATCGGAAATGTTCATTTTGACGTAGCTATCGCATTCACCGCTGGTGCTTGCCGCACTTGGGTAAAGCCACCCGATCTCATTGTATGGCGTGTTCGGCATCGACCGAATGTTCTGCAGATAAGCCGTGTTGATGTTTTGGAACACTTGGTCCCACACAGAACACGGAATCACATTTGCACCGTTGCTGGTGTAGCTATAGAAATTAGTTCGGCCCATCCAATAGACGGAGCCACGGAGCTGCTGAACGGAATGCGAAGATGCCGCCCCCATTCCGGCACCAATTTTATTGAACCCGAAAACATTAGGTGGCCCAACGTAGGACATCGCCCAAAGATCGAGATCGGTAAAGATTAAGTTCTGGTTTGAAACCGCAAGGCCAGCCATGATTGCGGAGCCAATCGGAATCGTGAAATTCCCCGCTTGAGTAATCGACGTCGCATTCCACTCGAAAAAATTACTTACGTCGCACCATTGAACCAAAAGCGGCTGCTGCTGGTAGCCAATATTTTGGTGAACCGTAGAACCGTAAGCGACAAGAATTTGCTGCGACATCGAAACAAAAATACCGCTATTGAATGGCGGAGCCTCCGTAACAATCTGGCTGTTTGTAAAACCGCCAATCGGATCCCAATAATAGATGCCACCGTTCATCGGGCAGGCGACAAGAAGCTGCCCCCAATTGTCGGTTGTCCAATCCGAAGCGGTGATATTCGTTCCTACCTGTGCGTCAGGAATAATGCCAGTTCCAAAGCCACCTATGCCGTAATCACCCAGGCCGTAGCCCTCCCCGAGAGGTGGCGGCCCGAGTGAAATATAATAGACGAGTTCTGTGTTACCGTTATTCATCGCGACCACGGCAACGCCGGTAGCTTGCGTTACTGCCGTAATCGAAAAATTATTAGCATCCGTTATCGTGACAACGTCATAAGATCCAGAAATCACCACTCCGCCAACCGTGGTTGGTATTGAAAACACAACAACATTGCCAACCGAAAGGCCGTGACCAATAAACGTGACGTTTATAGTCCCGCTATTTAGCACCGTTGTAAAAACCGGAACACTTGAAAAAACGATTTGATCCCCGCTACCAACTCCTGGGGCCACAACATTATGTGTCATCACGACTGTCGTGCTCGTTTTTGACATAACGACATTGTTTGCCGGAATCGCCGCAGACGCTGTCAGATCATACGCCACCATTCCAGCCGCGATCCATGACGGAGTAGAAGAAAAATTAAGTGTAGCATTGCCGGCGACAGTGGTGCCGTTCGTTGCAGTCGGGTTTGTTTCAGTTGCCGTCGCCGCCGTCGCCACCGTTATTTGGTAGGCGTGCGTTCCTGTTATTTCTGTGATCTGGTAAAGGCCATCAAGGATAAGACCCCCGACAGAAACCGGTACATTGAAGAATACGGAATCATAAATTGTGACGTCCGATATATTTGGGTCAACAATATCAACAACCTTGCTACTAGCAGTCGTTGAGATATTAGGGACACAATCAGAAACCAAAGTTTGTGGCGTTATATCACTTATAACACCGTTCGTTATGACACTCAGTTGCGTCGTTGTCCCGACTGAAAGATGTTTGTTGTTATTTAGATCCTGCCATGCGTGAAGATCGCGCGGGACGCCAACAAAAGGAAACTGATAATATTTTTGCCAACCGCCGTATTTCTGTACGAGGCCATCGCGGAATCGTATCAGGCTGCTTTGCGAAATACCGGCACGCAAAAGCGTCGGCGTCCGTTCAACATTGACACCTGGGATCAATTGGACTGAGCCGAAGGACATGGATTTATCCAGCCCGTATGACGGTTAAACCACCAACATATCCAGGCGGTAACTGATTATAGCCACTCCCTCCAAGTGGCGTTGTGCCGGTCATGGCGGGGAGTGTTGCGGCTCCAGTATTGCTGCTAGTGGTAAGGCCAAGGTAGGAATTGCCGCCCGCGCCACCTTGAGACTGCGGGCTAAAGAGATTGCCAACACTATGTGCATGCGAACCCTGGCCAGCGGCGATACTCGTTGCTAACGTCACAGCAGGAAGATTGGCTTGGTCAATGGTCTGTTTACCGCCGGCGGCAATAAGAGTGTCGCCATCGATACCGTAGCCAGAAGCAGCCGTGATGCGGGCTGTTGTTTGATTGAGAGCAAAGCGAGATCGACCGCGCGAATCCGGAAGCGTGGTGCCCCCTAGATACGCAGACGTATTAGGATACGTGGTGGCGCTAAACGTAGACCCGTCGCAATTCAGATAAGGAGGCACCGTGCAAACGGATACCCATCGAGGAATTGTGGAAACGCCCCAGTCCTCATATTCATTGATGCGACCTAATGCGACAAAGTCCATGTCGATGCCGTCGCAGAATACCTGAATAGATTCTCCAGGTGGGACACCAATGACCTTGCCGGGAGCGGAAGATGCTAAAATAACCGCATGCGAGCCAACGACGCATTTGTTTTGAACGATAAAAAAACCAGCGCGCGGTATTGTCACCGTGACATCCGCGCCGAGCGTCCCGGTAAATCTAAGAATACCGCTTTGGGACTGATACGGCCCCGCCCACGCCGAACCACTATTCGGTGGTGTAGTGAGTGTGACCGGCGAGCTTGTCAGGGTGATCGTCGCAACATTGGCCGCAAGGCTGTCCGTAACGCTAAAGTTGGCGTTGCACGGCTGGTCCCATGTACCGGTGTCCGATCCCCTCGAAGGGATATATGCGCCGATATTAGTTGTTTGCGGGTCTGAAACGGTAGCCTCCTATTTTCCTTGCGCGACGGCCAACAGTGGTGGTAGCTTTGTCGTTACTCTGTGGAGTAAATCATGAAAACTATTAATATAGTTGGATGCAGATTTGGACGACTTGTTGTGACCGCTGAATCCGGACGAACAAAAGGAAAGTGGGGAAGAATAGCATGGAAATGCCAATGCGACTGCGGAAATACCGCGATCATTACAGGCAAACTTCTCAAGAACGGAGAGTCGGCTAGTTGTGGGTGTCTGCGCCGTGAAACAACAAAAAAACGGTTCACAAAACACGGAAGCCGCAATAGTCCTGAATATTCTATTTGGTCTCACATAATTCAGCGGTGCACTAATAAAAATAATAAAGACTTCAAATATTATGGTGGAAGAGGTATTACGGTTTGCAGCCGATGGCAAAATAGCTTTGCCGCTTTCATTTCTGATATGGGAAAAAGACCACATCCTTCCCTCACAATAGAAAGAGACAACAACAAAAAAGGATATAGCCGCAGTAATTGCAGATGGGCAACGCGAGTAGATCAAAGCAATAATAAAAGAAACAATCATTTGGTTTTCTTCGATGGTAAAACGCAAAGCGTTGCCAAGTGGTCGAGAGAAATGAATATTCCGTACTACACTCTTCTGATGAGAATCCGTAATGGATGGAACATCAAAAATGCCATGCTGATACCGGTGCATCATTAAACTCGCGGTGGAGTGGCAATAGAAGCAGGCTGCATACTGGTCCATCCCTGTGACGCATACCGCTTACGCTGCTCTTCCGTATTGGCTGATTGCCACAAATCCTTGTAGTGAGCATTCCACGTCATCGATCCCTGCGGATCGTCGGTCGCGGCGCCGAAGTCTTTCAAATACCCGTAACCGAAGAGAAGCGCCTCAGCCAAGAACAAATCCGGCAGATACAAAGTGAGGTAGGTCGTCGTGTTGGTCGCGCTCAACGGCGTTGGCCGGATCGTGCCGATCACCTCCATAGTGTAGTTCTGATCCGGTGGCGGACCAACAATAACGGTCTGGTCGGTTATCATCGCGTAGTATTTCGGCACCGATGGCCCGCAGCATACCGAGGCCCCCTCATCAGGATAAACCGCGTCCATCCAATCACGCGATACCGGGATCATCTGATTGCGATAGGTGTTTTCCGTAACTGGCGTAAACACGTTCATATTATTCGTAACCACAAAACGACCATTGGTCTGCGGCAATGTGAAATTGCGGCTGTTCGCCGTTAGCGTGCCGGAACTGTCGCGGACGATCGTGGCGAGAAGGTCTAGCTCGCGGTAGATCCGCTGTTCCGCATCGTCGATGACGTTCGGAATGACCGCAAGATAGTTCGTATCCGTCGCCGGAATGACGAGCATGTTAGCCAGCGAACTAACGAACGTTGCATATGTCAGCGACATAAAGGTTTATCCGTTTGGAAGTGAGACAGACACAACGCCAGTGTACGGAGCGGAGAACGGCATTGGCGCCGTGACGCTGATAATGTTGTTCACCAGGTCCACGCCGTTTACCGTCATTTGCCCAATTTCAGCATTGTTGAACTGCACCCAGATTTGATTGCCGACCTCAAACCCAACAGCGCTCACCAGCGGTAGATTCATCGCCCCTTGTAACACATCTGCAGACAAAGTGGACTGAACCGGGCCAGCTTCCTCGTATTCAAAGTCTGGAACGCGGGCGTTTAAAATCGAAGGAGGGTCTGGCGGGAGGATTATTGTCCTCAATTGTTCTTGCGGCACATCAAGACACCCGCCAGATGTACAGACCAGCGCTCCGGTTCGGTAAAGATGCGTGCCAGACCATTCCATCTGAAACACTAAATTTGTCATGTTGTACCATCGCCCACAGCGATCGCATTGGGCTGCTGCCGACGGATCTTGAGCGTTTACTCTTACGTGTTTGCTTTGTGGGCGGCTCATCAGATCACCACGTTATTAGTCGGTCCGACGCCAGCCAGCACGATGTTGCTGGTCGCGCCTGCGGTGCCAACTCTGATCTGTGCGTAGGCACACATGCGGCCGGCACCGTTAAATATAGCAAATCCGGGGAGGAGGATAAAAAACTTAGCCGCCAGAGACCCTGAGCCAGCAAAGATAGCAAAGTCTCGCTCTACGATCTGTGCGCTAGCCGATAGGCTGCCGGTCCCGGCAAAGATTGCTTGGTTGGTGAAACTAAATTGCTGAGCCGCTGCCGAAAGTGAGCCAGCACCATTAAGAGTTGCCAACGCATTAAACGTTTGTATTGAAGAAGCCGAAAGGCTGCCGGCACCGGAGAATGACGCAATGACGTTGAATACGAAAGTCTGCGCGCTGGCCGAGAGAGAGCCGGTGCCATTAAAGATTGCGGAATTGTTGAAGGTCCAGATACTGCTGTCTGCAGATAGCGATCCGCTTCCGGCAAATGCTGCGGCTGCACCGAAAAAGAAAGTCTGCGCATCCGCGGACAGAGAACCAGCACCAGCAAATGTAGCAAACGCTGGAAACATGGCAATTATAGTTGCCGAGAGAAAACCGGATCCAGCAAAGTTACTGGTAAACAGAAACTTGCCGGTGGTTTGAATTGAAAAACTACCAGCACCAGAGAACGCTGCCGGGTTGGTAAAGCTAAATATCTGAGCACTGCTAGATAATCTACCAGAACCCACAAATGCAGAGTTATTGGCGATCCCAATATACGAAATAATTACAATGCCAGAACCGCCTGCACCACCAACGCCTGCGGTAGTTCTGGCACCTGAGCCTGCTCCAGCGCCGCCGCCATAAGAAGTGGCACCAGCAGCCGCGCCGTTCCCTCCGGGATCTTCTGTCCCGGGATTGCTGCCACCACCGCCGCCGCCTGAGCCAACACCAGCAACCGTCCATACAAGTTCGGGGGAGCCTGCCCCACCTGAAAGATTGGCTTGAGAGACTGCTCCACTACCTTGAAGACCACCACCACCACCGCCACCACTAGCGCCCGGCGTACCGGGATTGGCCGCTGCGCCGCCACCAGCACCTAATCGATTATTACCGCCCGCACCACCACTACCCGCTGAGCCATTATTTGCACCACCACCGCCACCGCCAGTATTGAATCCTCCTAAGTTGTCTCCCGCCCCACCAGCACCGTCGGGGCCTGCGGCGCCACCGCCACCAGCGCCTGCTACCGACGTAACGGTAGGACTCCCGCCATTGCCACCAAGATTCTTAGTAGTTCCTACCCCGCCAGTATTTCCAGGTTGTTCGCCGCCCTTACCACCAACTCCTTGGCCAGCACCGTTATAAGCTCCTGACCCATTTGTTCCGCCAAGACCGCCTTTTGAGCCAACTGAAGATGCAGCAAGATTGGCTCCGTTAAACCAAGAATCACCACCAGCAGTCCCAGCGGCTCCAGATGCTCCAATTAGGAAGGTGGCCGTCGCGCCAGAAGTAAGGGATAAATTTGTTATGCTGGAGTATCCACCACCACCACCGCCACCGCCACCCGTACCAGTACTTGCATTTGTACTGCCAGCACCAGAACCGCCACCACCACCCACTGTCTCAATTTTGTTATTTAATAAATTCCAATCTGACGGGACCGGGAAGTTTGTGACCGTCGCGTCGGTTAACGTGTAGATCGTTGGTTGCGAGGTCGGGGTATAAGTGATGACGATAATGCCGTTGGCCCCCGCACCACCGGTGCCTGCACCAGACGCGCCGCCGCCAGCACCGTAGTTTCCGCCAGCACCGCCTGTGTTGAGAACATTACCGCCGCCACCGCCGCCAGACCCGGCTGGACCACCATTCAATCCTGTTGAAGTGTATTCAGTGCCGGGGCTGCCAGCATTTGGTGTACCAGACGCAACACCTGCGCCGCCTGCGCCGCCTGATCCATTATCACCAGCACCGCCTGCACCGCCAAGCGAAACGCCGCCGTTACTGCCAACAACACCTGCTCCGTTAGGACCACCGGCGCCGCCGCCGCCGCCGGGATTTGCGGAGCCAAGACTACCACCGGCACCACCATCATTTGCTGATGTTGCCCCAGTGGCCCCTGTGCCACCGGCACCGCCAGTAATCGTTGACGGGGCCGACCCACCATGAGCTGTAAATTTAACGGCACCGTCTTGGGTAAAGGTGGTGTTGCCGCCCGCTATTCCTGCCGCGCCGCCTTGACCAATGGCATAGGTATAGGTGACACCAGCAGTTAGCGAAGCGCCGGTTTTCTTAAAGTATTGTCCGCCGCCGCCAGCACCGCCTGCGCTATCGCCACCTGCGCCGCCAGCGATGCCTTCAATGGTAACCGAAGCCCCAATATTATTTGGAGCTACCCATTTGGTGCCAGTAGTAAGATAGATTTTTACAGCCATTTACGTCGCGCTCAACCCCTAAACGAGTGGGTGGTTAAAGGCGTGCGTGATTGTATTGTACGCCCAACGCAACGATTAGCTCATCGTGATGATGAGACCGCCGACCGCGACGACAAGAGAGTCGCCAACCAGAATGGTTCTGGCCGTCAACAGCGTGCCGTACCACAGCATGTCAGACGAGGCGACCGGCGAACCGTCCCACAACTGCAGACCCAAGATCGACCCATTCGACGAGAACGGCCCGAAGGTCATCGCAGCAGTGTTGGACGCCGAGCCCGCCGGCGAAGCCGCGGCACCGAACAAAGCGGTGATGCGGGAATAGCCGGTCAAGGTGCCGATCTCCGAACCGGAGACCGACGTCGGGGTGCCGGCCGCAAGACCAGCCCAAAGGGCACCTGGTCGCGTCGGGGTGGCACCCTGAAGGCACCAGTCTAAGTATGCTCGGCTGAGATAGGCTGACACATTTGCCACAGTAATCTCCTTTATGTCTCTAGTTGTTTTTTTGCATTACGCCACACAGCGGCCTCACGCAATTTCTGTCGAGTTGATTCACTAACAACAAAACCTGGGGCTCTTCCCGACCTAACTCCAAGTTCTCGGTTTCTTGCGGAACGCTGTAGTGCCGCAGTACGTATTTTTACTATGGCTTTAGCGTCGTGCTTAAATCCAATAGGACGCTTTTGCTTTAGTCCCAATTCCCTGTTTTTGGCCTCTCGCGCTAGAGCATTCTGCCGCATCTTACGTTTCGTTTCTTCGCTGTGTTTGCGGCCTGTCTGAGAAATGCTCATTTTTTGACGAGACTCAGCACTCATAACCTTGCCTTTATTTGCAGCACTCAACCCTGCTTTAATTCTTTCCCAAGTCTCAGGTGGAAGCACCCTAGCTAGCATCGAGCGCCTTACCTTTTCTCGACGCTCTTCGGTAAATTTTATTCCCCAAGTCCCGTTGCCGCCGTCTGTACGGTTTAATAGAACAACTGACTGCGCACGCCGTTTTTTAATCTGTTCAATTTCAAGATCAAAAGCCCTTTTTTCTGTAAGGCCCTTGTGAACAAACCGAACGTCAACGCTTAAACCCAAGACAGCTAAAGTCTTAACAACTCCACAATAAGCCTTTCCACGCCCATCTTTCACATAAGCGCGCCTTTTCCTGCCTTTTCCAACGTAGAAAGGAACATTCAGGTCAGGCCGCCAATGCTCGTAAACGTAGAAATCAGATGGCCCCACCCATGGCTCCTGTGTGGAACGACGATTGAGATTTGAGACTAGCAAGCAACTCAGGGTATTTCTGACTGAACGCCTTCCAGATTACGCCGTTCGGATTCGTAATGTATTTCGACTGTAGCATAATCTTGGTGCGTTCGATTAGCCGATCTCGGTCCAGAACCTCACCGAAGTTAAACGCTCCATGAAACCCTAGGTGCTGCGACGTCGGGGACGGCCGGCAGCATTCAAACGCAAAATCGTGTGCGACGGCCTCTGGCGCCCACTTAAACCCAGCCGTCTCCAAATCCCGACGATAGGTGCGGCAAAGCAGGTCATCCTCGGCCGAGGTATTGCACTCGTACTTGGCGCGACGGTCGCGGATATAGCGGGCAAGTACCGTGCTCTTGAGAGCAAACCCAGTATTGCCGACATTCTTGCCGTCTCGGTACCACCACGGCGCTCCGATGAGATCGTAGCTCAAAAACTCATCGCGCCACAT